ATTTTTAACTTTATATAGGAGATATTATGAGTTCGACATATTCGACAAGTTTGAGAATAGAGCTACAAGGCACTGGTGAAAATTCAGGGACTTGGGGTACTATTACAAACAACAACTTTTCTCAATCTTTAGAGTTTTCTATTGCTGGCGTCGTAGATGTAGCTTGTGGTGACAACGCAGTTACAACTTTAACTAATGCCGATGGACCACAATCTCAAGCAAACAACCAAGCTAGAAACGCACATATAAGATTAACGGGAGCACATGGAGCTGTGAGAATAGCTCAGTTTCCAGCTACACAAAAAATTTATTTAATTACTAACGCAACAACAGATTCTGGATCTTCAGGTCCTTATGCTATGACAGCAAGACTTGGATCATCTGGAAATACTTTAACAATTGAAAACGGAGCTACTAGACTAGTCGCTACAGATGGAACAAACTGGTATGATGTTTTTGCTGGACCAGGAACAGTTACTGCTCCAGTAGATCTTAATGGTCAAACATTAACTTTAGATGAAGATGCAGATACAACTATCTCAGCAGCTTCTGATGACGTTATTACATTTAAGGTTGCTAACGCAAATCAAATAACATTATCAGATGGTGCTTTATCGCCTTCTACTACTAATGATATTGATCTTGGAACAGCATCTTTAGAGTTTAAAGATGCATTCTTTGACGGCACAGTTCGTATGGATGCTATCGGTTTTGGTACTACCTCAATGGCTTTACCATCAGCTGATGGAACATCAGGGCAATTTATTCGTACAGACGGATCTGGAACTTTATCTTTCGCAACAGTTAATACTGATACAGCTTTAGACGATATTACGACAGGAGATGCTGCATCTACTTTAGCAACTAGCGCTGGTAATATTACTATTGATGCTCAGGGTAATGATACTGACATACTATTTAAAGGCACAGATAACACTGCAGATATTACTATGTTAACACTAGATGGTAGTGAAGCTGGTACAGCAACATTTAACTCAGGTGCTGTTTTTGGAGGATCGGTTTTACCTTCTGCTGATGATACCCATGATTTAGGATCTTCAACAAAACAGTGGAGAGACATATATACAGGTGACTTAAATTTAAATAACACTAAAACTAGAGCAAACGAAGTAGATGGAACTTCAGGCCATTGGACTATTCAGGAGGGCGATGAAAATCTCTTTATCTTGAATAGATTAAATGGTAAAAAATATAAATTTAACTTAGAGGAGATTGCGTAATGGCTTTAATAATAGGTGGTGTAACCGTAACAGGAACACAAACTTTAGATGCAACGAAACTTACGGGCAACTTGCCTGAAATTTCAGGTGCGGATTTGACTAATTTGCCAGCACCCTCAGCCTCAGCTGTCGGCACTGCTATGTCGCAAATGGGTGGTCAAGATGTTGGTGGAGTTTTTGCTGGTTTAAATACAGGAACAAGTAGTTCAAATACACCAGGCACTATAACTAGTCAGATATTATTTGCAGGATCAGCGCCTCATGCTGGTGGATATAACACTGGGGCTACACCAAGTGGCACATCAATGTCGTTATATAGAATAGCTGCATCTAATTTTGGTATATTTAGACGTGTTTCATAAAGGAGATAAATAATGGCAATAGATATAGAAACTTCAGTTATAGCTTTACAAAACCCTGTAAGAAAATATGCGTTTAGTTTAAAAACTGATGCTAATGGTGAGTTAGAAATGGGTAGTGATGGTAAGCCTATTAAGATTTTTAATGTATTTGAAGACGACGGCACAACTAAGAGAACTACGATTGAATGTGACGTTAAATGGACTCATAGAACTGAAGCAGTTGGAGATATATGGGAACCTTTTATGTGTACGCCTTGGGATACAGCGGCGCACGGTCAAAAACTTTGGACTGATTTAAATAATGGAGTTTATGGAGCCATTGATGAATCAGATTTAGAGGGTTGGTAATCCTCAAAAATAGTTGTAAAATTAAAAGATAAAGATCTTCTAATTCTATCTTTGTGTTTCAATTTAAAAGGCATAACAAAATGCTGATGACTAGCCTGAAAAATATAGAAATCACCTACAGCTGGTTGAAATGATATACAATTTTCACCGTCCACAGTTGTAAAAGTCAAACAACCATTCATAGATTCTTTATTTAAATTTGTTGGAGCAACAATCTCTGGTGTTTTTAAAAATAAAACAGTTGAGTAGCCAGAGGCCTTTTTTGTTACTGGGTCTATACGATGAACGTGAGGTGGGTTAAAATCACCCTCAACCATGTCATTAATCCATGCACCGTCTATATGATAGTCTTTTATTGGAGTATTTTTACTTTTAAGTAAATGTGCTGTGTTTTGTACATAATCTTGCATACAAGAATACATTGAGTAAATTATTGGCACAGAAGATAACATATTCATAATGTTAGTTTCTTCTTTTACGTTTCCAGCTAACTTATGACTGAAATCTTGTAGAGTTGATTTTTTTGCATCAAATATTTCATTTAATTGATTTATTTCATCTATTTGTAGATGATACTTACCTATAACTTTTCCACTAACTGTAAAATCTGCTTGCATATTTTATCCTTTCAAAATTAATTTATATATTCAAACCAACCTGTTAAAATATATTTATCACCTTTTAATGAAGTATTACCTCTGTGAACGTGTGTCCATGAGGCAGGAGCAATAATTAGCCTGCCTTCTTTTGGTTGCACTCTTTTATTTTGGTACAAAAATTCTGTTTCTCCTCCTTCTTCAATGTTATTTAAATACATTAAGAAAAATAATGCTCTGCTAGAATTTTGTAAACTTGAATTTTCACAATGCCAAATATGATAACCCTCACTAGGAGAAGTTTTTTGTAATTTAATATTTGGATTTAAAAAAATCTTTGATCCTGATTCAAAAGATGTTTTATATCTTTCTACGTAATCTAAAAAAGCAAGATTAATAATATTATGAAATTCATTTAATAAATTAATGTTAAAATTTAAGAGAGTGCTTTCTTGTTCTTGTAATAAATAATAATGACTTCCAGTAATTAATTTTTCGTCTTTGTTTCTGTTTATTAATTCTAAGTTTTTTAAATGATCAAAAACTTTTTTACAAAAAACATCAGTGTTATCTATATCATACACTCCTATAAAATCTGTCATATTCTGTTTTCTATCTCATGTTATACCATAAACTCGATGTCAAGAAAACAATTTAAAAAATACTGTTGCGAAGACTAAAAATATGCTTACATTAGGTTCTCACCAAAATTAACAATCACAGGAGAAAAATATGAGCGAACAAGATTATTTAAAAGCTATAGCTGTCCTTGCTGACAAGGTGAGCAGATATCACGAAAGATTATTAGCAGCAGAAAGGGATTTAGAGCGTCATTTAAAAGACACTAATACACATTGTAATGGTGACTGTGAGTGCAAAAAATCTACTTAGGAGTCTGGCCTAACATATCTTTTAATGATGGAGCAAATACTTTTACATCTCGCTTAATTTTTTCTGCGGTTGTAGAAGTGTTTGGATCATCTATGTCGGCTTGCATAGCTTCTTCAGACTCGTATTCTTGACCTGTATCTATATTAGTAATTGTCGTTTCTGTTTTAACATTATATTTAGGAATTACTCTACCATCTTCTAAGGTTATTGTTCCTATTTGCTCAGCATTTTTAACTATTGGCATTTTATTCTCTCCATCTTAAATTAAAACTAAGAATAATTCTATCTTGATTAGAATTATTTTGTTGTACCTCATGTTGTAACCATGATGGAAAAAAAATCAAGTTATTCTCTTTTGCTTCCCATTGTACACTATGTGCAAAATGCACAGATAAATCTTGATTTTTAGGTGGATCTAGGACCTCGGCCTGTGGTCTAGGTTCAATAAATACTAGATTACCGCTGTTTTTTGGTACTTTTATGTAATACACACCAGATAAAAAATTTAAAGGATGTGTATGAACTGTATTTCTAGCACCTGGTGGATTTATCATACCCCATAACCCTGTCATTTCAGGGCCATATTTTCTCTCTACACTTAACGCATTAAAACATTCCTGTGCTTGAAACATAATGTCTTGTGTTATTTTTTTAAAACCTTCATGCAAATACAAATCCTCTTTGCTATGCCACCCTTTCACATTTGATTTAGGTGATCCAACTTGATCCTGTTTTTTTAAATCATAGAGTTTTTTATCTAGATTATAATCGTTTTGTAACTCTGTGGTAAACACAGGAGTGACAAACATACCTTGTAATTTCATATTAATCCTTTCTAAAGTTGACCTTTTGTAACCTCCATAAAGCTTACAATTATGTGAACTTGGTTAGCAGCGTTTGCCTGCGCTTTTAATACATCAGATTCTTGTAATACAAGAGGCTGAGATAATAATTCTGTTGTAGTGTTGGTTGCTACACTTTTAGCTTTAAATAATTCAAAAGTAGCAGATGATCTTAATACTTCTAAATCGACTAAAGTGGTGCTTCCTGAGTCATTACAAATTAAAATAGATTTGACAACATCGGTTGTAGGTGGCACAGGTGGTGTAGCACCAGGATTTGCTGTAGGCACTGTCAATATTGTTGTTAGATCTGTGCTTGTCATATCAACCATCGCACTTTTAAATGTATTAGCCAAGGAAAAAACCCTCCGATTCTGCTTCTTCTCTTAAATCTTGTTGATAGTTAGTATTTAATAAAAGTATTATTTGATCAAGCAACCTAATCATTTGATCAAACTGACCAGCATCATACTCTGGTGTAGCATTTGGTAATCTAGTTATTGTAATTTTAGCCATAAAAACTCCTAAACGGAAATGTTGTATTTGGCTCTTGAAAAAAATTGTTCATGTTTCTACTTGGCATGGTATTCATATTTAATCCCTGTCCTCTATTTTCCAATAAACTTGCAATACCCTCTTCTATCTTATTTAATCGAGTATTTAAAGGTCCAAACATTTCATCGAAATTTATCATTTGTTGACCTACTCTGTCAAAAGGTTGTGTATCTTTAGGACCTTGTACAGTTTGTAATGGGCCTGTGCCTTCAGGAAACAGTAATGTTGGAAGTGTTTTATCTCTCATGTCATCTACAAAAGTGTTGTTAGGTGGTAAAGGTTGTTGTGTGCTTGTAGATAAAAAATTAAGATCTGGCTTTGGCGTCTCTCCAATACTTTCTAAATATCTTCTAAAGTTATCTGCACTACCTGTGTCGCCAAATTGTATTCTTTCACCTTGCGGTGTGGTAACATAACTAATCGCTTGTCCACCAATACGCATAAAATCATCTGGGTTTTGTTTGTAAAAATCTACAAAACCCTCTTTGTATCTGTCTGGTATTTGACCTGGTGCAGTAATATTACTAAACGCATCATTTAATATTGGTAAACCTAGTATACCAGAATCTGCTGCTTTAAGTGGTTCACGATTTGGGAGTTGTGGCATTTGATTACCTGCAGCCAAATACTCTTCTAAAGATGAAAAGCCCGCTCCAGGTTGTCCAGGATCATTAAAAGCAACATATCTTCCCATATCACCTTCTTGACGAAACATCATTATCTTCTACCGTCTGGTCTTATTTCTAATTTTTGTGAACCAAGTCTCCAAGGTGTATCATTTACAGTATTCGTTGTGTATCGTATTTTTACTGCTCTACCCCTGCCTCTAACACTTACTTTTTCTGTAGTGCTAGTGATACTTGCATTTGACGTGACATTAGAAGAGGATTGAGGATATTGCTCTAATGTTAATCTTGCAGTCATCGTATTTGCTAAGTTGTCAAAATCTGGTACTAATTTACTAATGGACATTAGTTGATCACCATCAGCAATCTCTACAGAACCTGTTTCTAAAAATGCTGTTATGGCTGTGCCATCTGCTTGATTATTACCTGACTCGTGTTCATATATAAAAGAAGCACCCGCAGTTAAACCTAGTATGGTCGATATGTTAGCTGTGGCACTAGCATTATACTCAGTGGCAATTGGTTTTTCATAAACATAAGCACCAAGCCAAGTAGTTCTGCCTAAACTAACGGTATACCAAGTTCTTTCTAAATAATTATATGCTACGGCTCTATCAATTTGTGATGCATTTGCTGAAGGATAATACCAAATAATTTCATTGTAAGCTGTATTGAGTCCTACAGCTATGTCATTTTTATTTGTATAACTAATGTCGTCAAAAACAAAATCTTGAACTGAGCAAGGCATTTTTTTAACAACACCATCATATAGATAAAATGCGTCATCGGACATCCAATAAGCTATACCATTCACTTCTATGGCTGCATGTTGAGCAATAAGACCAGCGTTTGCACCTAGCTGTCTAAGACCAAAAGTAAAAGGTGTTCCAACAAATTGAATACCGTGTAGTGATGTATCTGTCCAAACTAGTATTTGTCCTGCAGATTTAACAGCACCTACTATTTTTGATCCATCTGATATTCTTAAAGATCCAGCTTCATTAGTTGCAACTGGTGTGTAGTCTGTTGCATCCTCTCTGTCTGAAAATCTAAAAAATAAATCATCCTGAGTTCCTGTGCTTCCAATTGTAGTCTCAGTACCAAAAATAAGTAAATGTCTTGTATCTGTAGAAACAAGGCTAAATCTTGATGCAGTTGGAGCATTTGATAAAGCAGTGGCTCGCGCTCCCGTCCCTCCAGATGTATCCCAAATAAATGTGCCTCCATCCAAAACAGTAGCAATTAAGTCTTCACCAAAATTGTCTAATGACCAGTTTCTTCCTACTAAAACGACATCAGAAGAAGAACTAGCTGTGCCCCAGGTGCTGCTGCCCCAAGTATCAGTGCCCCACCCTAAACCATAAGTAGATGTGGCTGCACCTATATTTATTTGATACTTTGCGTTACCAGAACCTCCACCTCCAGATGTTGATCCAGAAGCAGTGCTTGTATGAGTTACTGTGTAAGCGTTTGCGCTAGTTATTGATGTTATTTCAAATTCTTGATTCATGTCCAAGCCATCTATGGATGAAAAAGAGTCAAAAGTTACAAAATCTCCTTGTTTTGCGTTGTGACTAGTATCTGCTACTGATACCGTTGTTGTGCCGTTTGTCGTAAAAGGATTAGTTAATGCTTGAGTTTCACGAATAGGTGTAATGTCGTAAACAGCTCCTTCATTATAAATATATAATTTTCTATCTGTTCCTAACGCTAAATATCTTAAACCGTCTAGTCCTACCCATGAGTGTGTGTCTCTTACAACGCCGACTATAGTTTTGTTAGGATTAGGTAAATTAGTCCAGCCGCCCCATCTTTCTGGTTTTCCATAATGAAACCTTACAAAATCTGAGTCTATATACTTACGTTCATCCCCAGCTGAGTAAGCTGTGTCTTGTTTATCTATCCCAGGTCTAAATTTTAGGTCTACTAGCTGCATTTGACCCAGTATTGTATACTAAATCTTTGTTGAGTAAAAGATACATCTTTACCAGATTTAGACAAAATGGGTGTTATGCAATGGTTAATATAGCTAGGAAAAACCACCATAAGATTGTTTGAAGTAGCAATTTCTACAATTCTACCCTCATCCATAAATAACATGTCTCCGCCTTGTAATTCGTCTCCGTCATTTATTATTAAATTGAAAGTAAAAAATTCAGTGTCACAATGCCAATCATAAAAACCGCCATGATTATAACATACAACATGTATTTTTGCTTGTAAGTCTTTTTTTAAGAAATGAAAAACATTATCCCTGCCCTGATTTTGCAGAAAAGAAAAGAAACCTTGATTATAAAATCTAGTATTTAAAGCCATTATATTCTCATTATTTTCTGGAGATTCACCAAAATTAATCCAATAATCAAAACCTCCACATGACTTATTAAAAGCAGAGTATTTTTCTTTTTGGTTTGTTAAAGTATTAGTGCCATACCATTCAGGCATTTTAAAAGCATGAATGTTTTTAAGTAGATCATTTTGCACATTTTCCAGAATGACAGGCGGAAGAAAATCTTTACAAATAATTATATTTTCTGAAGCGTATTCGTATCTCATTCTTTTACTCCTTTAAACTGTGTTCCAACATTACCTCTAAAAGCATAATTACCATAATGTGTCATACCAGAAAGAATATCTGCATATATTCGTCCACCCATATTTTGCCACAATCGGCAAAATGCATAATCTTCAGATAAATATCTTTTTGTTTGTGGTTCTATCATGGTGTCAAAAAAAGCATAATTCCAATCTGATGTTTTATGATAGTCAAACTCAGTTTCATGAGATTGATTTATATGCTGATCAGGTTTAAATTGTAAGTCTGGATACACTCTAGCCATTCTTTCAAAAACTTCTTTTTTAATTAACATAAAACCCGTTGGACCATCTAAAACCTCTATAAAACCATTTTCTAATAAAATTTTTTCTGGATCTTTGACATTTAAATTATACTGTAATGATGCTGCTAAAAGTTCATCTTCGGATATATCAGGATTTTCTTTCAATCTTTTCTTTACTTTGATCCAATCAATAGTTTTTCTTGGATATATGCCAGTGACCACTTCTTTATCATACTCTAACATTCTTATTACAGCATCTGGGTTAAAAGCTAAATCAGCATCTATAAATAATAAATGTGTGTAGTCTCCATCCATGAATAGTTGAACTAGTGTATTACGAGCTCTAGTAATTAAAGACTCATTGCCTATTGTTGCAAATTGTAATTCTATTTTATTTGCAGCGGCAAGGGCGACCAGTTGCATACAGCTTTTAAAATACTCAGTGGTAATTAAACCACCATAACAAGGAGTTCCAACAAATACTTTATGCATCTTTATAAAAAATGTTTAAAGTGTATCTATCAGAGCTTTCACCAAATGATTGTAGATCCGAGTGCATAATTTTACTACCATTAAAAAATAAAGCTCTATTTTCAACAAAACCGATATGTGAGGACAATTGATTGTTGTTTGCAAAGCCTGTGCCATTATTAAATAATGGTTCTCCTTTTACAAATAATAAAAAATTAGCGACATTACCCTTGTAGGTGTCTATATGAAACATCGGTTCTTTGTTATTTTTTCTTACATGAGCACTAACAGATATCGGCTCTAAATTTCTATTAGGAAAAAAATAATTTTTTATTAATTTTAATAAAGGATCTGTGTGAAAACTTTTAGGAAAAGTATGCCTTTTTCCATATATGCGTCCGTGAGGATCGTTTACTTCAGTATATTTAAGATTCAAGAAAGTTTCTTGTAAAGATTCTAGTGTTTCTATTGATAAAAAATTATCAACATACATAACAAATTCAGTATTACTATTGTGTTGCATATTCTACCGTTAAATATTCTATTTTTCTAACCCAACCACGAGGTATCGCTATTGCACCACCACCATGATTGTCATCTTTATCTGTGCACCAAGAGCGCATAATTACTATTTTGTCATCGTTATTTACGACCATGTATCCTACTTCTTGGCACACGGCCAACGGAGCAGAAACAATATCCTTAATATGTAACCAACCAGTCTCTGTATCTTTTGCATCATGCCACGTAATTCTTACCATGGGGAAAGGTGTATTAGATTTGTTGCTCATCCTTCTCTTTTTTTCTTTTAACAGTAACATTGAAAGACACAGATCTTCTTTCTTGGTCTTGTGTTCTAAAAGGATAAACCATATGTGAAAGCCAGGATGGAAATAAATAGATATCTCCTACTTTGGGTGTCGCTTGAAATGTGTGTCCGTTAAAAGTAGCAGCTTGTCCGCACTGCCATTGAATGTCTCCTACGCAAGGAAAATGATCTTCTTTTTCATATTCATCTTTTAACCCTGGAGGTATTCTTAAATATATCACGCCAGATAAATCGCCGTCATGAACATGTGATGGATTAAAATCCCCTGCCCATTGTGATACGACCCACATACTTGTAATTAATATTTTTTCTACTTTATCTGGTGATATGGTGTTAACCATTGGAGGTATTTCTAAATATTTATGTATTATCATTTGTAAAGAATTACTCATAGCAGTAAACTCAGTGGATATCATCCATGCTGGTGGGTACCTAACTTCCTGTTTAACATTACCTGCAAGATGCATAGAATGATCCCAATCTTTAGACATTTTTTCACTTTCCATGATTTCTGTTGCTTTATCGTCTAACAGTTTTATTAATGATTTAGGTAATGACCCTTTAAAAATAGTAGGACCGAAGGGCCTAAATGCTTGAAATTCGTGCTGTAGTTCCTCTGCCATTTTTATTCCTTTCTAACTTATAATTTATATGTTGTCATATACCAACATTTTGCCTATAAATATAGAATTAATTGGCTTTTTATTTCAAGCGTAGCCTTCTTGCCATAAACAATCACATAAATTGCAATAGGAGATTATGTTCGGACTTAAAAGTATAGTAAATAGAGCTACAAAAGCCATAAGAGATATTGGTAGTTTTGCGACTAGCAATCCTTTAGCGACCGCCGCTCTCGGCTCACCATTTTTATTTAGTAAAGGTTTTCCATCTTTAGGCGCATCCTTATTCTCTCAAGGTTCACCTGGAGGTATAGGCGACCTTGTTAAGTTAATAGGTTCTGGACTCATCACTGCAAGAGGTTTTTCAGAATTAAGTAAAGATAAAGAGGCGGCCATGAGAATGTATGAAGAAATGATGGCCAGATTAAAGGCTACAGATACAAAATATGGATCTGAATTTGGAGGCAGCCCTTTTAAAAATGAACAATTTGCTAATTTAATTGCTGACATAAGAACTGGTGAAACATTTGATAAGTTCGATGACAAAGGTAAGCCTATAAAAACAAAGGCAGATCAAAGCGGTAGGGCTGTTCCTGTAGTAAGTAGATCTGGTGGCATTGCAAGCCTGATGGCTGGTGGCCCACCTGAACAAGATATGGGTCAGTTTGGTTCATCTGATAGCCCTATGGGTGCATCTACCAAAAATCCATTTGACTCGATGAATATAGTTTCTGGCATGATAGCAGAAACACCACTAAGACAAGTTATGCCACCTACAATGAACATGGGTGGACAAGCTACTGGCGTACCAGGTTTAACACCTGATATGTCAGGACCTGAAATGATGGACACTATTGAAGATAATCCTGGTATAACAGCATTTTTTCCTAGAAAACTAGGTATGATTGACGGTCCTGGTGGACCAAAAGATGACAAAATTCCTGCGATGTTGAGCGACGGTGAGTTTGTATTTACTGCTAAAGCAGTAGAGAACGCTGGTGGCCCACGTGCCATGTACAATATGATGAACAAATTAGATCCTGAGTCATCAAAGGGTAGAGGAATAATTTAATGTCTACTTTTCAAGGATCAGGAATGCCTCCTTTTTTGGAGGATTTTACTAGAAGACTTTTACAAGGAGCTTTCGATAGAACTAAAGATCCGCTACCTGGAGGTATACCAAAACAAACAATTGTAGGTATGCAACCACTGCAAACTGGTGCTATTGCTGAGATGGCAAAAGGTTTTGGTTTAGATCCTGTAACAGGTAGAAGAGTCGGTCAAACACAAGTTGATCCAGAATTTCAAAGAGCACAAGATGCTATAGGTGCTGCACAACAAGCCGTAACTGCAGGACTTCAAACCACTACAATGGGAATACCTTCACTGCAAGCAGCTCAGGCACAGTTTGATCCAAGCACTAGTAATTATCAACAATTTTTTGATCAATATCAAAAAGATGTAACTAAAGAAGCATTAAAACAAATGGATGAGCAAGCTGCTGTTGCTCAACAAAACTTAGCAACTCAAGCACAAAAAGCTGGTGCTTTTGGTGGCTCAAGAATGGGTGTACAAGAGGCAGAGTTAGCTAAAAATTTACAAGACATAAAATCAAGAAGAATATTTCAAGACTTGTCACAAAACTTCCAACAAGCACAAGCAAAGGCTATGAATACCTTTGAATCAGCAGCACAAAGAAGATTAAAAGCTGCTCCTCAATTTGCTAATGTTGGACGTTTTCAAGCTGGTATCGGTGCTCAAGGAGCTGGTCTAGGACTACAGGGTGCGAATCTAGCTCAACAACAATTTGCGTTACAACAACAAGGTTTAGGCTCATTGTTTGGCATTGGTCAACAACAACAAGCATTAGCTCAACAACAAGAGGCCGAAAGATTTAGGCAGGATGTGGAAACGCAACAAGAGGGGCTAAAAAGATTAGGATTCTTTAGTGATATACTACGAGGTGTGCCTTCGTCTGGTCAGCAATTGACAGCATCACCACCTGTATTTACTAACCCATTACTAGGTGCTTTAGGTTTAGGACTTGGTACATTTAATTTATTTACTGGAGGACAAAATGCAGGAGATGCATTTAGTCTTATGAATTAATAATGGTTACAAATTACGAAACTATATATGGTGATCCAATAGATATTGATGAAGATAAAAATGTTCCAGCAAGTGCTGCATTTCCATCACAATTAACTTTTGGCATACCTGAAAAACCAGTGCAGGTCCCTGTTAATGCAACGGACTACTACTTACCCTTTTTGTTAGATCAAGAATCATATCTTAAAGATTTTGCTACACCTGGTTTAACAGATGAACAAATAGACGAACTGTATAAGACTGCAGATTTTAAAAGTGAAAGAAAAGGCGCTTTAGCAAAATTTGGTTTTGGATTATTAAGACCAACACCCATGGGTCGTATAGGTGATACTCTAGCTGCCTCTGGAGCTCAATTATCTGCAGACATGAGTGCAATTAACACAGCACAAAAACAAAACGCACAGCAAATGGCTCAGGCTAAAGTTACTGCAAAATTGCAGCGTGATGCTCAAGCTATTTTAGATAAAAAATTTGTATTTGATTCAAATAGAACTTTGTTCATGGACATTGCTAACAAAAATTATATGGCCGACCTAAAAGCTAATGAAAATGAAATGGAAGTTTACAATCAATTAATGAAAACAACTAAATCAAAATTTTTAGATCACGGTTTAGAAGTAACAACTCCAAAACAGTTGACAGTTGCAAGAGTATTAGAAGACGGTAGTTTAAGTGATGTTTTTACAGCGTTTACTGTTCAACAAGATTTAGGTGATGGTAGATTTTCGGCACCACAATTTTATAGACCTACTAATGAGATAGGAGCAGATGGTATGCCGATAATGGAACTAATATCTGATCCTGCAAACATAGTAGAAGTGCCTGTAAGCATGACTGGTAGTAAATCAGATTATGGTAGCTCGAGTGGTATGACTACGTTTAGAGACATTCTATCAAGCATACAAACAACTGACAGAGCTTTATTAACTCTTGATGAGCTAGAGCAATCCTTTAGGGAGGATCCATCTCGTGCTGGTTTCGTGGCTGGTATTAGAGGTAGATTTCAAACATACGCTCAAATATTTAGTGACTTATATAACTCACAGTTTAACGAGTTTTTCTCAGATGATGATCTTGTGCAATTTAATAATCAAGAAAATTTAAAATATGAGACAGGTCAGTTTAAAGGTGAGAAGATGGATAAGTTTCAAAACTTGGCGACGTCAATAAACTTATATCTACAAGATCCTCAAACACAAGAGGACATTGCAAACGGTGTTATTAGTGAAACTGATTTAAAAGCTTTGCAATCTGCTAATACTGTTTTTGGACAGTTAGCAGCTCAAGGGTATGCACAAATGAAAATAGAAGCTAGGGGCGGCAACAATTTATTTGGTGACCCTTTGTTTGAAGGTACAAATGGTAGAAGTGCAGAGGAGGAAAAGAATTTAATATTCAAAAAATTAAGACTGTTTGATACAGAGCTTCCTGCTAACCAAGTAAGAGCTAATGCTATTATATATGCAATAGCTAGAGCACGTAAGTCATCGGGTCGATTAAACTTAGATGATATTGAACGTGCAGCAAAAGACTTAA